GACGTACATTGTGCCCGGTTCGGTCGCGACCGAGGAGCCTCGATCCGGATGGGCCGAGGTCATCGAGGCGTCAACGCGCCAGGGTCCCGAGGTAGTACGCGCCGAGAAAGGCGAGCACCACGCCGACAAACAGGAAGACGCCGCGATTCGCGTAGCAAACGAGCTGGATAGCTTGCCAGAGAGTCAGGTGAGAGAGCATGAGGATAAGGGTACCATATCCTCCGAACCGCGCCACGCCGAACCGTCGCTAGACTGGTGTCCGCACGAGCCGCACCCGAAACAACGCGCGTTCCTCGACTTGACTTGCAAGGAAGCGTTCTTCGGTGGCGCCGCGGGCGGCGGCAAGAGTGATGCGCTCCTCATGGCGGCGCTGCAATACGTGCATGTTGCAGGTTATTGTGCGCTCATCATCCGTCGCACGTACGCCGATCTCTCAAAGCCCGGCGCCGTTCTCGATCGCTCGAAGTCGTGGCTCATGAAGCGCGAGGGGGCCAAGTGGAGTGAGACGGCGAAGCAGTGGACATTCTCGACGCCCGACGGCGGAACGGCATATCTCCAGTTCGGATATCTTGCCGAGGTCAACGACAAGTACAAGTATCAGTCGACGGAGTATCAGTTCATCGGCTTTGACGAGGTGAGCCAGTTCGAAGAGGAGAGCTACCTCTATCTCTTCTCGCGGCTCCGCAAGATCAAGGCGCTCGACATTCCGCTACGCATGCGGAGCGCGAGCAACCCCGGAGGACGCGGGCATCATTGGGTCATGCGACGGTTTGTAGATCCCGGTACGCCCGGCAAGGTGTTCGTCCCGTCGCGCATCGAGGATAACCCTTCCCTCGACGGCGAGGAATACAAGGCGTCCCTTGCCGAGCTGGACGATGACACGCGCGAACAGTTGCTCAATGGCGTTTGGAAAGTCGGCACCCCGAAGTATGGGGCTCTCACGATCACAAATGTCGTAACGCCGGCGACGTACCATATCCTTAGGATCGAAAGCGACGTCGCAACGCGGCTCGGGTTTGCGCTCGTGAAGGGTGTCTCGACCCTCGTCACGTGCGAGACGTGCGCGGTACCGAACGGAGGAGATCGCATGCTCGTTGCGTCACCCGCAGTCGCAAGGGAGTTGCGCGGTCCCGGTCGCCGCGTCGAGCCTCGCAAGCTTCGTGCGGTCTACCTTGCCGAGGTCTGCAAGCGGATCGAAATCTCCGATCAGGCGTACGCCGTTCTCGGCGCACTAGGCGCGAAACTTGAGGATCTCACTCCATCGGACGAATCAATCCTCGACGCGGTCGCTTGGGCACCTACCGCAAAAGACCTAGAGATCGATGTAGATCGCAAGGATCCGTCAGAAGAGGAGTTGGTGCGAGCGGAGAACGATGGTACTCATACTCGCGAATGGTGGCGTCCTCAGAGTATTGGTGGGCAGCGGATGGCGGGGAGCGCGCTGGCCTCCTTTCGTCGACAGTAGACTCGATCATAAATCGCCACATGTCGCGATGGTCCGCATACGAGACCTACGCCTCCCTCTACCGTGGATATCCCGGCTCTCTCGCGTGCAAGTATGCGGGGGACACCGGCGCGAATGCGAGCGTGATTGCGCCGCTCACGCTCAATGTAATCCGGTCGTGCGTGGACACGGCGGTCAGCAAGATCGCGACAAAGAATCAGCCTAAGGCGATGTACGTCACGGATGGTGCCGACTTCACCACGCGCATGCTCGCGAAGGATGCCGAGGACTTCGTAGCAGGTACGATGTATCGCGCGCGCGGACATCAGGCGGCGGGCAAGGCGTTTCGGAGCGCGGGTATCTTCGGAGAAGGGTTCGTAAAGACCTACGCGGAGAAGGACGAGATCAGGGTCCGATCACTCGCGCCGTGGGAGGTGGTGATTGACGAACCGCAAGGGAGGTATGGCGATCTCCCGGCGATCTATCACGTCCGCTATTACGATCGCTTCGCGCTCGCACGAGCCTACCCGGAACAGCGCGAAGATATCCTAAAGGTGCCCGCACGCAGTGACGTTCTGCGCGCGTTTCATGTCGTCGACGGCATCGCGAACGTGGATATGATCCGCGTCGTCGAGGGATGGCGCACTGACGAGCGACACCTGATGGTGGTCGACGACATCATCCTAGAGGACGCGCCGCTAGAGGGCGACTCGCCGATCTCGAAGATCCTTTGGGGGTGCGATCCCGTCGTCGACGTTTTCGGATGTGGCCTCGGGGAACAGCTCCGTGGCGTGCAGCTGGAGATCAACGATCTGATCGGAGATATCCAAGAGGGCCACGGGCTTATCAAGGGATATCTTGCCCTCTCCGACGACGCCAAGATCGTCACCGAAAAGTTCAATAACGACATTCGAAAGATCATCCGGTTCTCGGGAACGATTCCTCCTCAGTACGTGGTCCCGTCGATCATCGCTCCAGAGGTCTACCAGCACCTTTGGCAGTTGTACGCGAAAGCGTTCGAGATTTGCGGGGTCTCTCAGATCAACGCGACCGGCACGACGGCCGAGGGTCTGACGAGCGCCGTTGGACAGCGTACCTACCAAGATCAACAGACGGAACGATTCCTAGAAACGGTCCGGGCGTACGAGGACTTCGTCACGCGCGGCATCGCGCCCAACATCATGCGTTGCGCAAACGAGAACATGAGCGTCCGCTCGTTCGTCGGTACGCGCGTCGCGAAAAAGATCCAGTGGTCGAGTGATATGGCGACCATCGACGCGGAGATCCGATGCTATCCGGGCTCGATGCTCCCGGACACCCCGGCGGGTCGCATGTCGTGGGGTCAAGACATGCTGCAACTCGGAGCCGATCCGGGAACGGTTATGGAAAATATCGGGATCCAAGATCCCGACGATATCTTGCGCCGCCTCATGGCGCGCCGCTTCATCATTCAGAAAAACATCGAGTCGATCGTCCGCAAGGGGAACTACGTGGGTCCCGAGCCGAGCGACGATCACAAGCTCGCCATGGATCTGGTGAACGACGCATACGCGGAAGCGCGACTCGATGGCGTTCCGGAAGAGCGGAAGCAGATGCTCTTGAATTATATGCGCTCTACACAAGGTTTCATTGACAGGATGGCGCAAGCGGCGCAAGCCGCGGCGCAATCCGCCCAACCCCTGACGCAGCAAGCGTCTCAACAGTAAGCCTGAGGTCACATGCCGAACGAAGCTACAGCCGTCGAGGGTCTTTCCGCAGAGGAGACGAGCGCCATGCATGCCGTCTTCGGAGACGCGCCCGCGCCCGCGCCAGCAGCGAACCTTGCACCGGCCGAAGGTGCTCCCGATGACGGAAGTGTGGACGTCGAGATCGACGCGCCCGCGCCCGCGCCCGCGAATCGCGAACAGGGCAATCGCGAACAGGGCAAGGTGGTCTCCTTCTCTCGCATTCGGTCGCGGCTCGAAGAGCAGCAGAACCAGGCACGCGCGCTCGTCAACGAAGCGGCGCGCCGAGAGCAGATCATCGCCGAGCGTGAGCAGCGCTTGGAAATCGCGCATCGCCAGCTGAAAGAGCGCGAGGAGATCCAGGCGATCTTGGACTCGGGAGATCCGGCGGAATACTTCGCGCGCACGAATAAGGACCCGCGCGAATTCCTCGAACGCCTTGCGCGGAGCGGGCAACCCGAGGCGAAACAGCAGTCCGAGCTACAGCGTCTCGCGAAGGAACAGCAAGAGCTGAAGGCGGAACTGCAACGCGAGCGCGAGGCGAACAAGCAAGCGAGAGAGAACCTCGATCGTCAGCGTCGCGAGCGCGACGACGCGGTCGCTCGTCAGCGCGCCGATCAGAATTTCGTCGCCACGATCTCGCCCGAACAGCACCCCCACCTCACGGAGGAATTCTCCGAACGCGAAGCCGTCGCGTTCGCTCGCCAGGTGCTCAGTGAACCGGTGGGCACCGACGAACACGGACGGCCCGTGTCGCGCGTCGAAGCATTCCGCATGCGATACGGGACCTACCCGGATGATGCGACCGTGGCCGGGTACCTCGAATCCGTCGTGAAGGAGCGCCGCGAGTCGCGCGCGAAGAGCGCATGGGGTCGCGGGACCAAGCGTACGACGGCGGCTGACAATCCCGCGATCCAGCCGCGCCCGCGCCCGCGAGCCGAACGAACCCGATCGATCGAGACGGACGGCCGTTCCCATCCGTCGAAAACGACGCAAGAGGAGATCGATCGGCAGTCGATCGCGATTCTCGAAGCTGCAATGAAAAACAAGAAAGAGTAAGGTAGGGTCACCATGCTTGACATCAACGCCGTCAACAACGTCCTAAAACTCCAGTACACCCAGCCCCGGGTAGAGACGCTCGCGATCGGCGCGGTCCTCTACTCGATCTTGACGAAGAAGACCGATTGGGTCGGCGGGCAGCACCCGATCTCGATTCGGTCGGCGCTCCCCGGCGGATCGTCGGTGACGTTCTCGGATGCGCAGGACAACTCGACGGCGAGTGTCTACAAGCGTTTCTACGCGATTCGGAAGCACGCCTACCAGCTCGCGATCCTCGACGGCGAAACGCAGGACTCTGCGGAGTCGAATGCGGGCGCGCAGCTCGATGCGATCAAAGCGGAGATCGACGGCACGCTCGAATCGATGATCGAACGCATCGAAGCCGATCTCTGCGGCAACGGCGGCGGTGCGCTCGGGCGCCTGACGTCGAGCACGGATCCGGATCGTCCCTCGATCGTGTCTAGCAACACGGTCTATCTTCAGTATCCCGCTGACGCGCTCAAAATGAGCGAAGGGATGCCCGTTCAGCTGTCCGCGACGGATGGCACCTCCGGTGCCGTCAAGGCGTCCTCGGACGTGCTCACGAGCGTCGACGTCGACACGGGTAAGCTCACGGTCGCGACCACGTGGGACGCGAATATCACGACCGCGGCGGCGCTGGATTACGTCTTCCGCAAGGGTGACTTTCCTTCGGTCAACTCTCACCCGTTCGGGCTGTTCGGGTGGATTCCTCCGACGGCTCCGTCGGCGACTCCGTTCCTCGGGGTCGATCGCTCCGTCGATCGGACGCGTCTCGCTGGCGTGCGGTACACGGATGGCGCGGGCGGGCCGATCGACGAGATCCTGATCCGTCTCGCGACGGAGGTGAGCAAGCCGGCGCGCTCGCGCCCGGACCTCGCCGTTCTCTCGCCGCGCAAGTGGGCGAAGCTCGTTCAGACGATCGAAGCTCGCACGTCGAACGTCCGTTACGGCAAGGTGCAGAGCACCAACGGCCAATTCGGATACGACTCGGTGCAGCTCATCGGACCGATGGGTCCGATCGACGTTGTCGCCGCGCCGTTCTACCCGGACACGCACGCTCACCTTCTCATGAAATCGACCTGGTATCTCAAGAGCAACGAGGGCATGCCCAAGATCCTGAACCGCGACGGGATGCGCATGCAGCGACTCTACAACGCGGACGCCGACGGCGTGCGCGCCGGCTACTACGGCGAGTTGTGCTGCTTCGCGCCCGGCTGGAACGGGGTCGCGCTTCTCTGAGAGGTCATGCAAGGGCGCGCGCTCCTCAATTCGGGGGAGCGTGCACTCTGCACCTATCCAAGGAAAGAAGGTAAGTCATGGCCGATCGAATCACGAACCCGCTCGCGGGTACCAACGGGCGCCGTCGCGTCCTCTGCTCCTTCGCGCTCGTCTCGCCTGGTGCGGATGGGGACTGCGAAATCCTCGAAGGCGGGGACTTCGTAGAGAGCGCCGCGTACACGGCAGAGGGCGAGCTTACCCTCGTCATGAAAGATCAGTGGACGGGCATCGCCGGCGCCTACTTCGGCGCGCAGGAGGCCTCGCCGTCGGGCGCGTACGCGGAGATCGCGAGCGCTGACGTGAAAGGGACGCGCACGGTCGTTCTCTCGACTGGTAGCGTCACGGGCGGGACCGCGGCGGAGTACACGCCGGCCGTTTACACCCCCGAGGTCTTCGATCCCGGCACGCTTCCGAGCGGGGGGCCGCCGTTGGATGATCCCGGCACGCTCCCCTCCCTCACTCCAAGCGACTACACCCCCGCCGCGTTCACGCCGGCCGTTCCGGGAACGTTCGTTCCCACGTATCTCGCGGCTGACGATATCCTCTACTGCACGTTCGTCTTCGCGAATTCGGTGCCGGAATGAAGCCGTCACTGGCGGGTCTCATGGTCTCGTTCGGCAAGCTTCATAAAGGCAGCAAGAGCGACGACGGGGGAGACGAAGGTGACGACGAGGAGCACGACCCGTCCGACGACATGGGCGGCGACGACGACGATCGCGAGATGGCGTTGTCGGCGGCTGACGAGTTGCTCGACGCGATCGAGAAGAAGGATCGCGAAGGGGTCGCGGACGCGATCGAAGCCATCATGAGGAGCTGCGGATAATGGCGCGCACGAGGACATTTGCCGATCTCATCGCTGATGTGCGGCAACGCACGAATCAGGAGGAATCTGACTTCGTGTCGGATGATGAGATCGGCGAATACCTCAATCAAGAGATCGCGGAGCTGTATTCGCACGTGGTGCAGGGCGCGGGACAGCCTTACTACCGCACGACGTTGACGCTGGCCGTCGTCGTAGGAACGTCTCTCTACGCCCTGCCCGCCGACTTCTGGCGACTTCAGGAGGTCAGCGGCAGGCTCGCGAGCGGCCGCGCGTTCCACCTGCGACCCTTCATGCCGGCGGAGCGGGCGGCGCTGATCGACTCGGCGGGATGGCCGTACGATTGCGGATTCGCGGAGATGTATCGGATCCAGGGGCCGAACATCGAATTCCTGCCTAACCGAACGGCGTTTACGGCGACGCTCTTCTACACCCCGACTTGCCCGCGTCTCGTTGCGTCTACAGATACGTTCGACGGGATCAACGGCTGGGAGGTCGCCGCGATCTATGGGGCATGCGCAACCGTGCAGGCGAAAGAGGAAACCGATCCGTCCTTCTACCTCGCGCAGCGGGATCGGATCTACGCGCAGATCGATTCTCTCGTTCCTGACAAGGATTCGGGCGAGCCGGAGAGAATCCAGGACGTCAACCCTCGCCGCGGTCGTTACGGCCGGCGGGGCGGGTGGTGACGATCCCGAAGACGAAGGTAGCGATCCAGCGCGAGCAAACGGGGGACGTGTCGCGAGATCGCTCCCAAGCGCTCGCGATCGAGCTGGCGAGCAAGATTCGAGGGTGCCCCTTCCTCGACGGCGTTCTCATTCGCAACGTGTCGATCGGAACGGCGGATCTTCCTGTCTCTCACGGCCTCGGGCGCACGCTGACCGGGTACATCGTAACCAAGACGCGCGGGGCGGCCTCGATCCTTCGTCTAAGTGACGTTCAACCTATCGAGTCGATCAATCGGTGTTCGATGGTCGGTTCTGCGGTAGGAGGTATCTTCGACATTTGGTTTTTCTGACATGCCCCTTCAATTTCAGATCCAGCAGGCGCCGTTTCGCACGGGCATCGAGGAGGGTGAAGATCCTCGCGCGCTGAAATTGGGCACGCTGACGAAGTGTGAAAACCTCGTGTGGCGCAAGGGCGGGACTCTCGAACGTCGCCGTGGGACGTCTCTCGTTCGTTCGTTCGACCCGCGCGGGTACATGATCGATCTCGATGGGAAGATCGCCTATTGCATCGGTAGCGAAGTCGTAGACTCAAGCGGCGGTCTGATTCCAGGATATCTCCCACGTGTCGAGATATCTTCCGGGGCTCGCGAGATGCGTCCCGTCCGAGGCGTGTTCGGTGCGCGCGCGGCCGCAAGCGCCAGTAGCTCGATCGTCGTTTGGTCCGAGGGCGATCCGTACGCGGATGACTTCGGTTCGAATCTGTACGCGCAAATCACTTGGCCGTCGGGGCGCGAGGCTGCCGTCATTCCCATCGCAGTCGGTGGGTATATCCCCATCGATGTATGGGCCGACGGATCCAGCTATTGGGTCGTGTCGCAGGAAGACCTCACGGGCGGGACCCTCTACCTTCACGAGATTTCGGCGGCACTCAACACGCTGGTTTCTACGGTGACGATGGTCACCCCCGTCAACGGACGCGCGGCGGCGCGCCGGTGCGGCGATCAGATCATTGCGATCTACACGTACGACACGGATTCGCAGACCGTGTGCACGGTGTTCGATCTCGCGGGTTCACTGGTATCCAGCTCGAATCTTCAAGCGGCCACGCAATCGACGAATTGCATCGCGTACGACGCCGCATTGTCCCCCGATCTCGTCTATCTCGGGTGGATTCATAACGAGCTGAATTTCTGGGGATCGGTCTTCACCATCTCGACGGCTACGGCCTCGCCTAAGCAAGTGATCCACGCGACGATCGATGCGACCGACGCTCCGATTACGCAGGTCTCGATGGGGGTCACCGCGGCGGGCGCGATTGCAGCATTCGACGTCAACGCAGTCACCGGGGGTCTCGTGACTATCCCGGTGGATACGTCGTGCGTTCCAGATCCGACGCGGCTTCACGTGACGTTCGGTGTCGAGATGATCAGCGCGCCGATCATCATCGGTTCGAGTCAGTACATTGCGGCGGCGGATAACCGATATTGGGGAGACGGGACCCGTCAGAGCAACGCCTACCTCCTTCGCATCCCGCCGGAAGCCGTGACGCTCACCGCGGCCGTTACGGCGGCGTACACGAGTTACCCGTTCGTCATGATCGCAGGCGACCCGCACGACTATGCGGCGAAGCTTGCTCACGCTGACGGATCGTGTTTCGGACTCCGTAGCTTTCCGCGCGCCGTGCCCATCGAGACGTCCACGAACGGGAGTGTTACCAAGGCTCGGTTTCTCGTCCCGTTCCTTGTCGAGCCCAACAACAACATGGCCTCCCTCGTTGGGTTTCGGACATGGGATATCAGCGAGACGGACTGGACGCGGTCTCAGGGGCCGATCGTGAAGGTCGGCGGCGATACCGTGATCCGTGCTGGCGTCCTCTCCGTATGCGACGGGTCGAACGTATTTGATTACGGATTCGGAGCCTCTCCGACGCTTACGGAAAAGCTCGCCGCTGGCGGGGCCGTCGTCGCCGGAACCTATATCAGCGCCGTCACGTATGAATTCGCGTCGAAGAATCTCACCTATCGATCGGACCTATCCAACGTCTTCACGATGACTACGTCAGGCGGGAATCTCACGATCGAGATGGCCGCAATGCGCATCGGTCCGAGCAACAAACAGCCGGCGAATGGCGTAGGATATGGTGACTCTGCCTTTCCGAAGTTGTCGATCAAGTCGTATCGATCGACGATCGGGGGTAGCGAATTGTTCGAACGAACGATCGCCCCCACCTACAACATGGCGATCTCGTCCCTCTGTCAGTCCGCGGATGTCTTTTCCGACACGCGCAAGGATTCGGAGATCGAGGGCGGAAGCGGGCGACACGTAAACCTCTCCTCGCGCCCCGGCGCATACACGAACGATGGCGTTCTCGGGGATATCCAACCTCCCTACTTCGCGATCTTCACTTCATCGATCGGACGCCTTTGGGGCGTGCAGCCCGGCGGGCGAGAGGTCTGGTTTTCCAAGCGGTTCGATGATGACTTTTCGTTCGCGCCCGGATTCGTGACCGCGTTCCGTCTTCAGTTCGATTTCGAGCCCACGGGCCTCGCGGATCTCGATGACAAGATCGTGATCTTCGGACGGGAGAAGATCGCAGTTGTCGCAGGCCAGGGCCCTACCGTCACCTCAGGGAACAACGACTTCTCTCCGCAGTACGTTCAGACGGATGCAGGATGCACGGATCCGAATTCGATCGCGACGACGCCCGACGGGGTGATCTTCCGCTCGGTTCGAGGTCTCATGATCTTGACGCGAGGCCTCA